CAACCCCTTTTTTGTTGCCAGTATTGACAGTTAGACTTGATACTATTTCTTTTTCCCATACACACTCAAAATCACTAGGTGCGACATACTCACTAACAAATACAGTGTGACCCTTATTAGCCATATCTCGACACCATTGCCAAAACCCATCATGACTAAAACCGTCTTTATATGAAGTTGTGTTCTGATATGGTGGATCACAATAGATAATTGAGTTATGGGGTATAGATATGTCACTGTAGCTGCAACTATACAACGTAACACCTTGCAACTTTGGGCTTTGCTTTACAGCATTATTGTACGCCTCTCTAACGTAATCCCTTGGCTCTCCATTAGGTTTATTGCCTCGACACCAGCCACCCATAAACTTACCACCATAGCTTAATGCAAATGATGCGTATCCTTTATGATTGTAATCATCATTAGACCTTAACTCCTTGTACATATCTTCAGTAAATTGACTATTGTTTTTAGGCAAGTCATAAAGACAGTCTCGTATAGACACAAGCCCAGCAATAGCATATTTGTTAAGATCAAACCCATAGCGAATACCATCAACCTTATCAATCATATTACCACCACCTACAAACGGCTCAACCCACGCCTGACCATCTTTCCGATCTTTGAGGATAATTGGCAATATATGCTTTGCTATTCTCGTTTTACTACCCATGTACTTCATTTCTTCTTCTCCTGTTTATTTTAGGCAATAGTAGTCATTAGATGGTTAGGGACACCTATACCAACAAGTCATCTATTACTCTAGTCTAATACGCCAATTTGCCGAATCGCTTCATCATTCCGTGATTGCTGCGACAAGCCCCTAATTGTGTCCACTGTCTCGGTTTGTACCTTGCGCCTGAGTTGCGGTTGGTCAGTCCCATCATACCTGTGGCGTATTACTATCGCGCGTTTAAAGCCATTGCGCTGGGCATAATGCTTGAGTTTTGGTCAGCACTGATTAACACCTTGGGTCAGGATGTCCCAAACAGTACCAACAAGAGTCAAAAAAATTGTGTTACAAGGTAACATTTGATAAACTTAGCACTGAGTCGGCTAGTCGAATTTTCTGTTCTCTTGTCGGCTGTTGCTGGGATTGCGTTCCCATCACCCGACTCACTTTATTCTATAGTCCCTGCCTGATTACGTCAAGCAGGGATTTTTTTTTACTTCGATTTTTTTTGACTGTCATCTTTTTTATCTGACTTTGGCTTATCCTTCTTACCAAAGATACGATCCCAGCCATCGTCATATTTCTTAGTAGGCGCTCTGCTGCGTAACGCATCACCTGTTGTTGGATTAGTAGTAGCCATACTTATTTCTCCTCCTTATTAATCATATATATACTTTCAGATTCAGACTCAAATATTGTCTCACCTTTATGCTGAATAGTAACCATCGGACTAAAGCAGCATCCACAGCCGTAAATATCTATTGCAATATCTTTCTCCTTTAGCCATTCTTTTAGCTCTACAATATTCATTTCGCCACCTCTACAACTAATCCTAAAAACAAGCCGATAAAAACAACCCATAAAAAAACATCAAACCAATCTATATCATTCACTGTCATCACCTATTAAATAAATTACGCCTTGGGTTACTGCTAGGTAAAATGCAACGTGTCCCATTACGTCTACCCAGTGCTTCTGTGTGGCTGCTTCGCCTAAGTCAGTGTTAAAATACATCATAGTGCCTCCGTTACCATGTACATTAGAAATAGCCAGAAAAAAAACATACCAGCTAAACCAATTACCCAATCTTTTATTTTTTCTTTTGTAGTCATTTTATTCTCCTAAAAGTTAGTGACTATCTGTTGTACGCCTCTGGCGCGTTCTTGCTCTAACCATTCAAGATGAAAGGTCTCACAATCTTCAGGCTCTTTACCAGTAGATAACTCAAGCTCAAAAAGCCTATCACGCTCGATCCTAATAGCCTTCTTAATACTCATAAGGTCTGCTGGTATTCTTGCTTGCCAATTACGGCCTGTCATATCTGGCTTACTCATAACTCCTCCTATTAGTGTGGTAGCCTAAAGTTGGGTTTATCTGTTTCACGAGTCAAAGTTACCCAGCCCAAATCAATACTGTCTCTATCAAAACTGGCAGCAGGCGGCTCACGCTCTAGCCATTTAGTCATACCTTTATTGCCATAATAGTAAGCCTCTTTGCGACCAAACCAGTGTCCTGTTACTGATTCAGCGACTTGAATATAAGTACCCAAAACTGTGTGTCCGTGATAAAGGTTTGCTAATTTTGACATAACTGTATCTCCTAGAGCCGCACTAGGCGGCTCATAAATAAATTAATTAGTCTCTATCTCTTGGCATAACACTGTTGTAAGAGTAGGCTTTGATTCGGTCATCACCAGAACCCTCATTGGTGCATTTAATTCTTTTTTTAGTAAAGCCCATCACAACGCCAGAGCCATACACATTAGTTCCTTGACACTTTACCCAAACTTTTTGACCTATTTCGTATTGCATTTTTTCTCTCCGTTTATTTAACTTACAGGTATATAATAACAATACTATTAACTTAGTGCAACAACTTTATTAACTATTCTATTAACTTTTTCTTGTGTCGTAGTTTCCGAGAAAATATAGACTTAACTCTTTTATAGTAATCTATGTCAAATCTTCTGACTTCGTTATCGTTCTCAAGCGCCTCTACCTTGTCTAGCCCTATACGATCAATCAAACCTTTTCGATACTCTACAACATTGCCCGAAAGATGGCGGTTACAATGTACGCACTGGCTATGGCAGTTGTGCATATTAAAAGCCAAGTGGGAAGCTGATCCCCTACTTCTGTAATGGCCAGCGTCAACAGCCCCGCCATAACAATCACGCCAAGCCCTGCCGCAACTAATGCAATCCCTACCCCTATCGCGGTATCTAATATAGCTGTTAAAAGACGCTTGAGCCTCTTTCTTCCATTGTGCTGCATTTTTAGTTCTCTCCCTATATTCGGTTAGCTCTTTCCTGTTCTGCTTCTGACGCTCTTTTTTGGCCTTCTCTAAGCCATGTTTAGTAGCATGGTCATATGAACAAAAAAAACCCAAGGGTACAGTGACACCTTGGGCAGCAGGGAAATATTCTTTGCAGTGGCGACAACGCTTCTTACTGTTAGCCATCTATCATTGCCAAATATGCTTCATATTGTCTAGTAACATCATCATTAAACCTGACGTTACGCTCTGCGCCATAGGCAAACAACCAGTCAATAAACTCAGTACCTTCCTCTATCTTGAAGCGACTTGTCTTTGGCGGTACAGGCATCCAGCCACCTTCTGTCTTTCTGCTAGGTATGTATTGCAAACCTTGACTGAGTGGCCTTTGTTCCTGTTCTAGCTCAAAAGCAAACAGCAACACTAGGTATTCTTTTGCGCCATCAGCACTTAACTCAGTCCCATTAAATTTAGTCTGCTTTGCTATCTCAGCTATTTGAGCATGGAATAAACTATTCTGCGCGATAGACCTATTTACCCTTGTTAGGTCTACCTGTACAGCGCCATACTTTTCCACACCTTTCTTGATGAAAGAGACTAAGTTAGGCATCATCTGATCAATATTTATATCTGTTATTTTTGTACTATACCCAGACATCGCTAAATCCCCACAAAATTAAACCGAAAATAATCGCACTACCCCAAAAAGCAATAACTTCTTCTTCGCTGTCAAACATCATTCTCTCCTAGCTTAATAAACTCGCTGGGACTATAGCCCAGTATCTTAGCAAACTTTACAACTGATTCTGTAGACATATGCTGATTGGCTCTAATATGTGATATGCGTGTTCGACTCAATCCAGTTATCTGAGCTAGCTCTATATTGCTCATATCACGATTTACCATAGCCTTCTTTAGTGCCTTTCCTGCATTAAACATTTTTCTCACCCTTTAAGTGTGTTATCATTGGTTTATTCATGTCTCCTCCTTAGACTGATTTGAGCCAGCACTCCACTGGCTCTTTTTTTTACCTAATTAAAACGGCACATCTTCTAGGACGTTTACATTATCATTGGCTGGTACAGGCTTCTGCTTCTGCTCATCTTTCTCAGTAAAAGACAGTGACATAAACTTCTTGCCATTCTTGCTTTCTTTAATCCAAGCAGCTACCCATACATCTTTACCATTGATATTAGCATCGCCTCTGTAATCAGGATGGCGGTCAGTCTCCTTACGATCGTTCTTAAATAAAGCACCACTGTTTGTGTTGTCGTATTGCATTTTTACTTCTCCAATTATGCCTGACGGAACTCAGGCGTTTTCATAATATTTCTTTCTTCAGTTGTAAAGCAGCCACCCTTAGTAGGCGCTCTCCACAACGCTCTCTGTAGATCCTCACCTAGTTCACGCCATGCTTCATAGGCGCTACTATAGTCATCGTCCACAATACCCATCTTAATAGCGTCTATGCTATCCTGATGCTCTGCACATAATTCCTGATATGCTTTCAGCTCATCTTCAGCCTTTAACGCCTTATAGCGTTCCTCTGCTGCCTGATCTGGTAAATCTTCACCAGCATATATATACATACCTAGACCCATCATACTTATACATTTTGTTAAGCAGCGCATCTTGGCTGTATTTACCTGAAAGGCATCAGGGTTAGCAATAGCCTTGTTACGATAGTCCATAACTGGCAACCACATTTCACGCACAACGCTCTCCTCACCTTCACTTATAATAAGTGTGCAAGTAACCTCCATTGTGCCGTCTGATAATGTCCGATCATTAAACCCATATACGGATTCTGGAAAATACTCCATAAGGGTAGACCAAGCCCATGCCCATGACAGGTATGTCAGGTTGCCCTTCTTTTGTGTATTGTCATTTACGTTTATAGCTGACAGTGTTTGCCAGACTTTCTTATGTAAGCTCATAGCTCCTCCTCTTGGTTAAGAATGTATATAGTAATATATCTATTAACAAATGACAACTATAAATAACACTTGCGTTATATTTTTATTAATGTATTATAGTTTGTGTAACACAAAAACAGGAGAACAACATGACTAATTTATGCGCTGTAACAGCAAGCACTAACGCCTATTATAATGCATTGGCACAGGATGATGACTTTGACGAAAAGCTACGCGACTTTGTTCAGCAATACTATGTAGATGAGATTCTACAGGAAGGCAAAGTAGTAATTGATTCGATTCAAGGTAACGACTTTCATCTATACTTAGATGAGGTTATTGAAGATTACCTATCTAACTTTGAGCAAGACTGTAAGCAGTATGACTTAAACATGCTGGCTGCTGCTGTTACTTATGCCAAAGACAAAGATATGGCAATGCAGAATCTAAATGACTTTATGTCTGAGGCAGTTGAATGGTACTTCTTCGATAACGATTTGTACCTTGACTATAAAGACGAATATTTAGAATACTTGGAGGATTAGTTATGAAATTCAAAAATCATCACACAGTAAAAGGTCAAGTATCCTTGTATAAGAGTAAGGGTCAGTTTATGGTATATGGTGATTGTGGTGCGCTGCAATTCCATGTGCGTATCAACTGCCCAGTAGAGGCAGAAAATATTTATGCTTACTGGCAAAATAGAATATACGTTGCGCCAGTAATCCCTAAAGATCGTGTTAAAATGGCGGTATCGCCTAGTACAATGGTAAGTGAAATATGAATCTAGCCTTTAAGCCTGATCTAGCTAAGATCAATAAAATAAAAGACAATAACAGTTTTGTGCAAAAAGAGTTTAAGAAGGAAAAAAAGAAGTATCGTAAATGGAAAAACACAGACCTAAAGGCTATTGAAGATTTACGCTTAGTAGGCGAAACTTACAAAGACATTGCCAAGCACCTAGCAACAAGCACAGGCATGGTTGCTACGTTGATTGAGAAAAATGGCATAGCCAACAAGGTCAAAGAAAGGCGAAAAGGCATCATTGAGCAAATAACGAAAGGGCTAAAAAAAGATGAGTAAACTAGAAGATATGTTGTTAGTGCATGAAGGCAAAAAGCGTTTTGTTTATCGCTGCACCTCTAATGCACTGACAATAGGTGTAGGGCGTAATATAGACCCTAATAAGGGCGGTATAGGGCTTTCTGATGATGAGATACTCTATATGCTCAGAAACGATATAAAGCGCGTATACGGCGAATTAGACAGCAATTTGCCTTGGTTTAAAGACCTAGATGATGTTAGGCAAGACGTTTTGCAGGATATGTGCTTTAATATGGGTATAAGTCGCCTACTTAGCTTCAGGAAGATGCTTGCTGCTGTTGAGTTAGGTTTATATGATCGTGCGTCTGATGAGCTTCTAAATAGCAAATATGCAGAGCAAGTAAAAGGCAGGGCGTTAAAGCTGGCACGAATGATGAAAGAAGGAAAGTATTAACGTGTAACAAAAGGTTAACATTATGAGCAAATCTATATATGCAGTCGCATTGTCGGCTGTGCTTCTGTTTTCGACAAACGCTTTTGCAGAGATAAAGCCAGTTGTTTGTTTAAATCCAAACATAGCAACTGTTTATACAAACTTTTATGCAGAAGATGAAGGCTCATATCAAGTACCCAAAGAATCTGTTGCATACGTTGATGTTTTACTTCGCACTATCTATGGCAAAGAGTTTGTTAGTGGTGTTGTCACTAGAGGTGATAAGATACTTAGGGTAGAAGGCAATCAACGCTGGTACTTAGACCTAAAAGAATGGAACTGTATAAACCCTGACCTAGCAGAAAAAATGGACGCATAATGGATTGGTTTAAACTAGCCCAAATACTAAATGATCTTCGTGTAGTACCACGCATAATGCTGGTTACTTATACAGTAGTCTGGTATCAGACTATAAACTGGTTCATGCAATTACCCTCACCTAGCCTAGAGCAAGCTGGCCTTGTTTCTGTCGTTACTGGTGCTGGTGCTGCATGGTTTGGATTATATCTTGGAGGCAAGAAATGATAGAAGCAATCATGACTATATTAGGATCATCTACTGTAGGTGGTATAGTAGGTGGTGTATTAGGTATCTTCCAACGCAGGGAAGATAGAAAGTATCAAGATCTGCAAAACAAGTTCGAGCTAGAGCGTATCAAGCATCAGTCTGTTGCTGGTGTAGCAACGTCAGAAGCACGAGCATTTGAACATTCGCAAAAGCCTGATCCAAGTATAGGTGGTATTATAAAGAGTGCTGTACGGCCTATTTTAACCGCTATACTGTACTATCAAGTATATGTTCTTATCGTGTCAATAGAGCAACTTACTGGTGGCTTAGACTTTATAGATCAGGCTGAATTAATGGAACTTTATAAGATTATTATACTATCTATTTTAAGCCTTGCTTCACTGGCCACAAGCTGGTGGTTTGCTAGTCGCCCAAGTGGTCTACCTCAGATGGTATGGAAGGATAAAGATGGCAAGTAAGCAGGATAGCATTAACCCTAGCCACTACAAGAGTCATCCCAGTGGCGTAGAGTGTATTGAAATAACCCAGCATATGTCTTTTACGCTGGGCAATGCTATAAAGTATATCTGGCGAGCTGACCTAAAGCATCAAGATAATGGCATTGAGGATCTTGCCAAGGCTCGCTGGTACTTGGAATGTGAGATAAAGAAAAGATCTAAGGACTATCGTAAAAAGTAAAACATAAGGCCAACAACGCCTGTGAGTACACTGCCTTGTATTAGCTGTACAAACCAACTATTTCGCTTGGAAGATCCTTCTACCCTTGTGACTCGTATATCTATGCTTTCAACCTTTTCTGACTGACGATTCAAGCGTCTTTCTTGCGTATCTAGTCGATCAGAAACAGCAGCCTGCTTTTCTTCAATGCGAATGACAGAGCCAACAAGTTCGGTCAATTTATCCAACTTATCTTCAATTCTATCTAATCTGTGGTCTGCCATCTGCATTGTCCATACCAAGTGCTATTGTCCTTTTTACATTTTACCATTTATTGCAATTGATTAATACCGACTTTGTGACGCTGAACCTCACCATGCTCTTTATCAAATATGATAGCTGTCATACTACGCTTTGCCCCATATCCAGAGTGTGAGTGCCACTGGTCAGGTGGCGCAAGTGTATTGAAGCTCTCTGTTTGTAGCCCACCAATCTCTTTTGCATTGTTGTGGTGTATGTGACCCAGTAGAAGGTGTCTATGCTTAGTCCGACCCCACTCCTCTGACAATGTATTGGTGATAAATTGATAGGCACGATCTGGCTTCATTCTATCTCCATGATGTGCAACCAGAAGGTTTTTGCCATATTCGTAAACCATGAATTTATGTCGATTATCAAGAATAGTTACACGCGGCTCGTTTTCGTAAAAGACAGTCAGCATGGTGTTGATAATAAGAGCAGCGTCACGATCATGATTGCCTCGTACTTTCATAAGTACCACATGATGATGCTTCTCTAGCATATACTCAATAGCTGCACGATAGATGCGTACTGTTGCAGACACTATATCGCTCAAGTCGCCATCTACATCTAGGACGTTGCCAGACTGAGTAAGGTTAGTGGAGTCGTTGTTGTGCATGAAGTCACCGATATCAACCAGCGTTCCTACGTCTGTATTTCCACTGCAATCAACAAGCCACTTTATAGCTGATAACGTAGCCTTCTCTGCCATATCAAGATTCCAGTCACCTTGACCCATGTTATAACGATCACGAACCAGCATACCCACATGAGCATCACCAATAACATAAGCTGTTAAGGCATCTGTTGTGAGTGTTAGTTGGTCTTCTTTAGGTTCATATCTGGGAAGTGTTTGGCATAGATCATCTGCAACTTGTTTGAGGCACTCTGTTAGCTCCTCTTTTTTCAGGTCAGTCTTTACCCATTGCTGCTTTACTAGACCATTCGGCCCATATAGAGTTGATACACCTTTGACTAGGTGAGTCTCTGGTGCTGGATATGCCATATCATGCTCTGGCGACCATCCATGTTTAGCTGCGTTTTTCTTTGCCCTTTCTAATGCTCGCTGTAAGGCTCTTATTGATATTCCAAGACTTTCTGCTGCTTTACGCTGTGAGCTTGAGTAGATAAGAGTATCAATAATTTCTTTTTGACGATCTGTAGCCCACTGTTTCAGTGCCTCTAAATCCTGCATTCCTGCCTCCTAGTGTTTAGTACGTTCCTTTCCAAACCCTTAGCTTGTCAAATTCGCCTGACAGCATTTTTCGTTTAATAACTTCGCTGCGAGCTGGATCATCCCAGCTTATACCAGCTTCTTTTAGCCACTCATTAATAAGAGCAGCATCTACTGTGCCAACAAGACGCGATTCGCCAAACTCAGCGCATCCTGCTTCTCGTAGCATTTTTGCGTGTTCTAGGTTAGGAGTCCAATCCTGCTTTTTTATATGTATTAGCTGATCACCTTCCTGTACCCACTTCTCGCCTACTTTCATTCTTCAGCCTTTTTCTTTCGAGTACGCTTTGGTATGACCTTGATTCTATGTGAACCATACCCTTCATCTTGAGCATTGATAATATCGACAATCTTTTGATCGACCTCGACAATATCGCCCTTATAAGCCCAGTCATCTAACATGATGTTATCAGCCAGAACTTCTAACTTAACCTTTGCCATGTGACCTCCATAAATTAAAAAAGGGGCTTACCATAATTAGTAAACCCCTTTGATTATAACGCTTTAAACGCTAAATGGCTAATTAAGAGCAGTCAACTACTGCGCCTAGAGCCTTCTCGTTACGAACAACAAGAGTACCTTCACATACTACTTGACGCTTCTCGTTGTCACCGGTCTTAGCAAGTGCAACGTTCTTCATCTTGCGCAACTCAGCAAATGCCAACTTATCTTTCTCAATGATGAATACGTCACGAGAACGGTTTTCACGAGCAGGAACAAACTCAACAGAACCCCAAGGAGTCATGTAGATGTTCATTAGGTTAGCAACTTTACCATCAGCAGCACCAATGGTGGAACGCTGGTTGTTGTTACCAGTAAAGCCTAGAGCTAAGTTCATCTGAGAAGCAGACAAGATAACCATGTCAGGCTTACCGCCTTCTGCCCAGATCTCTTGCATAGTGGTGTCAAAGTCAGCTTGAGTAAAAGCAGTTTTAGCACCATCTGTACGAGCGTTAGAACCATTACCAGTAGGGTTTGCACCACCAGTACCAACGTTGTTTACGTTAGTAGTGATCCAAGCGCCTAGACCAGCCATGCGACGAGCAGCAGTAGAACTACCAGCTACTTTAGCTTGGTTGTCCATCAAAGCCTTCTCAATGTCTAGCTTCTGTTCAGCACCTACTTTAACGATCTGGTAAGACATTTCTTTACCACGACCAGCATTATCAAGAGCCACAGAAGTGTCAGGAGTCACAACAGCATTCTTAAAGATCTGCGTGTAGTTACCTAGACGACTAGTAGCAGCACGAGACTCAGCAGCAGTGTCATCGCCTTCAATGTGAGCGTTAGTAGTAGAACTACGTAATGTGTCAGTTTGCCACTCATGCAAAGTGTTAGACGCGCTAACTTTTGCAATGGAGGATAGTAAAGGAGTTTCTTCAGGAGAAACGTTAAAAATTACATCAGACAGATCTTCACGAATGCCATTAGCATCATAGCTGTCAAAAGTGTTAGTTGGTTGTGTCATTTTAAATTACCTCAATAATCATGTTTAAACTTAACTATACTTAACCTTGGAATAGCAATGCGGCTGCATCAGCCACGCTACCCGACTTCTTCAGTTTAGACATTTGAGATTGCTTCTTCTTTGCAGCAGTATTGACAGGTTTTTTAGCACCCGACTTCATGAGTGGCTTGGCCTTCTTGACCTTAGTCTGAACCTTATCAGAACTAGCCATCATTTGATCGTACAACATAGCTTTATGCAGGGCAACCATAGCACGACTGTCAGTAACAGCGCCTATTTCTTCTGGGGTATAACCCAGCTTCGTACCTTGCTTAATTAAAGACTCTTTCAGCTTAGGTGCTTTCTCAGCGTCCCCAAATTCTGGAATAGCCTTAACTAGTACACTCATCTGCTCTTGCAAGTAGCCCTGTTGAGCTTGTTGCTGTGCAGCTTGCATACTATGCTGTTGTTGCGCGATCTCTCTACGCTGTGTCTGGAACGCAATCAAATCCTCATCATACTTCGCTTTGGCTTCCATGTATCCTAGCGGATCATCTTGTGCCATTTGAGCAGATGGTGGGTTAGGTTGCGCCATAACACCATTTTGCTGCAAGTTTTGCATTAGCGCCTGAAGATTTTGCTGTTGCTCACCCAAATGGGCATATGCTTGTTCAGCTTGCTTCTTCGCTTCTGCGGCTTCTCTCATGCCTTTTTGAATATAAGCCTGTCCTGAATAGTCTCGCTTTAGATCATCAAGGGTTACTTCTACTTGTTCGCCATCTACTTTAACGACGAATGTATCAGGCCCACTTTGATCGGCTTCCTGTTCATCCTCTGCTTCATATTCTTGTTCATCTAGTTCAGCGTCTGCTTCACCTTCAGAAACTTCTTCGCCTTCATCGTAGCCTTGCTCGACTTCGGACGATTCTGCCTCGGTTTCATCCAACTGCGCTTCTGTCTCATTCGACTCCTGCTCAGTTACTACTTCTTCGGCTGGCTCACTAGGGGCCAATAACGCCTCTACTGCTTGATCTACTGTAGTCGCTTCCATAGCGGTACTACCTCTCAGTTATTTGCGTTTATCTTTGCGCTCCTCATCAACAATAGCGTTTTTGAGGATACGCTCGAACTTATCAAGCAAGCGCACAGTCCTGTAGGATTCTTCTCTAGCATCAGAATCATCTAATGTAGAGCCTAAAAAGACTTTGACCTGCTCTTGTCTGATTTTATCACAAACTTTGATAAAAGTTTCATTTTTTAACAAAAACTCTGATTCAGACTTTGATATTTTCATTATTGAATATTTCCATTAACGTCTCTTGGAGCTGATTGTATCGCTCTTACACGCTCAACGTCTACTGCTGTACCATATTCACCTAGTATTTTTGCAGCTTGTATCAATAAATCTTGTGCCATTTCATCACGCTTGCGGTCATCGGCTGCTTGTAGCTCTGCATAATCTCTCTGCAACTTACCTAGCTCTTGACCTTGCTTACTGCGTAGTTCTTCAGCCTTCACTTGCATATCAGCTTGTAGCTTAATCTGATCGCCTTGCAACTTAGCTTGTGCTTTCATCTGGTCAGACTGGATGCGAGCCTGTGCCTTGATCTGCTCCGCCTGAATCATAGCCTGTGCCATCTGGTCTTGCTGTGGCTGTTGCTGCTGCTGTTCAGCTAGTGCTTGCTGCTGCTGCATTAGAGCCTGTTCAGTTTGCTCATTCATAGGTCTGTAATAGCGATCTGTATTACGGATTCCTGAGATAGCCAGCATATCAGCCAACGTGTTACGCATCTGGGTTAAGCTAACAAAGCCATTGTTAGGACCATAGCCTTGATATATTTCACGCTGTGTCTGGAAGGTCTGCATTAGTGCAGCAATCTTAGTATCTTCCTGTCCTGTGCCTAAACCTACATTGACCTCCACATCCATGTCAGCGTCCCATACATCAGGTGTAACAGGTACAAACTGACCATTTAAGCGCATCAATGTTTCTTCTGGGCTATTGGTCTTTAAGATATGTAAAACCAGCTTAAACAGACGCTTAAAGCCTGTTTCTGCAAGATTGCGAGCCATAACCTCTACCTGACCAGCTCCTTGCTGTGCAGTTAGCTGTGCGGCTGTAGCGGTAGTGTTCTGTAAAGCATCAGGATCTAAGCCCATAGACGCTTTTGTGATGCCAGTCTTTTCTTCAACCAAGTTATCTAAATACTGTAACGCTGTTAGTGTTTGGCCTGCCACAAAAGGTGTTATTTCATCACGGATCTGGCTAATATCGTCAGCACGAATAATGCTGCCAATCTCGTTATTAAGTAAATCTTCCATCTCGACAAACTCATCATTAACAACCTTACGAGGATTATTAACAAGAGCTACGTTATCAAGAATGCCACGCAATACGCTGGTAGCTGTGTCCTGATCGTTCATAATTAACTCAGCTAGTGAGCGACCAAAGAATGCGTGCGGCTCTGGGTCTACTTGGAATACTGCAAATGGTGCAAGATCCCAAGGCTCAAAATCTAGTATCTCATGGTTAGTGCCTACGCATACAAACTTGTGCATAACAGGTACGCCAGTTCCATCAACGTCTATACGCATATATGCCTCTGTAACAACAATAGGCATCATAGAAGGGTCATTGGTCTGGTCATCACCATCTAGGTATTCGCCATGACGTAGATACTTTTCTTCGTCATCAACATTACCATCTGTGCCAGCATGACGCATCAGAATATCATAATCGTATCCCATTGCTACCATGTCACCTACTACCTTCTCAGTAGTGTGACCACAAACAAGGAAGTCATCAAGAGACTTGGCAGAACTGTTTACAAAGAACTCCTCTGGTGGGACGTTCTCAATGCACATATCGCCTTCTTCGCGCTTATGGGCAACCTTCATACTGTGACGATTCTGCTCAACATCAAGACCAAACTCATCAACCTCTATCACAATCTCTTGCGAGTGTTCGATAATATCTACATTATCATCCTGTGCAATAAAGGCCATTTCCTGATCTGTCAGGTTCTCGTATGTGTGAATATCAGCTACTTCTTCTGTATTCCACCATACCTTTACAATACCAGCCTTTTTGACTAGAGCATCATGTATTGCACTATTTAATACATTGTAGCCACCACACTGATTAAACTTCCAGTGGGCGTATGTAGTAGCTTGTTCAGCAGATGCAACTTGCTGTGGGTTATTAGGTGTATACTCGACAAACTTATCATTAGACAAGAATATACGCATCAGGCTAGGCTTTGCGCCACGCACAACATCACGAACCTTAGTAGACACAACGCTGGAGCGACCTTCTTCATGCTC